TGGGCCCAAAACATGGAATCAAATACGACTGCACGCCGCCGGCGGCGCCGGCTGCTGCAGCAAAGCTGAAGCGTTAATCGCTCAGCCGCGCAATTGGCTGGCCAGGCCTGACCGCAAAGGCTTGACCGGTCTGGATCCGTACTCTGCCGGCCTGTCGCCGCCGCTTCACCCTTGCTTTTCAGGCCCGCCCTATGCTTGAAACGGCCCGGATCGGCGGCGACGCAGATCCGTACAGGAGTGTAGCTCAATTGGTAGAGCACCGGTCTCCAAAACCGGGGGTCGCAGGTTCGAGCCCTGCCACTCCTGCCAGCTAATTCAGTAACTTAGCTAATCTGGCAGGAAACACAAGGCTCTCCATAGTCTCAGGCGGTAAAAAGACTTCCCCGATGAAGGGGAAGCAGTGGGCCATGGTCGGGAGGAGACCAAGGTAGAGCGTGTGGCGCGGCTTATCGTTTCTAAGCGCCCGTGACGCTATCGGGAGGCTTGTGGAGAACGGTCTCAAGCTGATCGGGCGGCTTGGCATAGAGGAAGTTGCGGAGCACGGCCAAGCGATCCAGCCAGGAATCAACGCATCTTTGGCAGCAGAACGCATGGCCTTTACAATGGCGACGGGTGAGGCCGAACGCGCCGCGACATGCTGGATTGTAACAACGTAGCTTCATGCGAACCTCCGGGGTGAGGAACAGTTCGCTCTCAATTATCTCACAGGATTTTCAGCTATCCCCTTTCCCTGTTCAAACTCTTCTACAAACTTCTTGGCATCTTGGGCGTGGTTCTTACCCCAAAACTTTCGGTATTGAGTCCAGTTCTTGTTGTCGTAAGTCGCTAAGACCACCGAACGGTCAGAGCCTCTACCCCGTGCGTTACCGCCAGTTCTTGAAGCCACAAAAACTTTTAGTGGTAATTCCTTTTTCATCACTCGTTCTTTAGGCGGGTCAGAAACTCGTCCATGTTTACCCAAATAGCGTCGTCCTCTTGCTGGTGACCTAGTTCTTTGACTAGCTCGATTAACTCCCTCCGCACGTTCTCCCTCTCGGCCGAAACAAAGTTCAACACCAAGCCGTATTCGTCAACGCCTGAGACAGTCTCCTCGCGCAGTCTAAGTTTTTTGGCGAGCTGGTCGAACCTCTCCCGCCAGTCGCTCCTCTGGGTGTGGCAGGGGCAGATACACTTTCCAAGCACCTGTTCAAAATGCTCTTTGGCGTTTGGCTTGGCGCAACACTCCCTCTCTGTTTGGCTCTCAGAACGGTGTATGGGCGGGTGATCTTCTCCAGTATCATTTATGTGGAAGGCTTCTGTTTGGCTGAGGGGGGCGGAGCGCATGTTGTCATCTTTGATGGAGCGGCCGATGGGGGCGGGACAAGTGCAATTACCGAGTACATCTTCGCGGCTGAAACCTGCGAGGCAACTAGGGCATTTCTTGTCTTTCATATAATTGGGGTCAGAAAATAATTGCGCCGAATAAGAAGCCCACAGTGAGTTGAAGCAGGGCGACCCAAGCCAGCTTTGCCAGTTCTATTTGTTCGTGATTCATATAATTGGAGTACTAGGTGGTTACTCACTGGCTTGCGCATCTTCGTAGTCGGGGTCTGTCGGTTTTGGCGGCAAAACGAGAGGCTCCTTGGAAAACTCCTGCACTTCCTTAAAGAAGTTCCATAGGGGCGTAACATCTATCACGTGAAAGTCGTTCAACCCGTTGCGGATGTGATAAAAAAGCTTGTCGCCTTTCAACTCTACTTCTCCTACGATGTTTTTCTTTTTCATCTTGTATCTAGTTGGCTAGTAAATCGAACCACTTCTCAAGGTCGAGCATTGTGGGCTCTCTCGCTTTGAAGGGAGCTGGGGCGGTTCCTAGTCGGTGGTAGACAAACCCGTACTCGTCCTTCGCCTTGCTCGTTTCAATCTCGTAGCCCTTCGTGCGAAGCTCGCTGATGCGCCCATTGCACTCGCTGATGAAGAGCACCTGCTTGAAGTAGCGGGCCGACACACCGTCGCCGCTGGGATGGCGGCGAATATAGATTTCAGGAATATCGTGGTCGCCGCTCTGCAATGCCTGGAGCGTCTGTAGGATGCGCTGCTGTTGAGTGGGTTTTGGTGTGTGGGTCATACCTTGCAAGAGCACGTCCGCGCCCAGCCTAGATGATAATAGAAGCCTCTCCCTTCGCACCACACGCACTCCGCATCTGGTTGCTTGCCAACGCCGATGTTCGCTTGGTCGCATGGTTGGAAGTAGCGGTGGGTCATTTCGAAGGTCGGCGTTTGGCACCGAAGATTATATTGTTAATTTCTACAGTCTGGGTCTCAGGGTCGAAGTAACCGCCTGCCGTAAATGGAAAAGAACGTGCGCGTTTCGTTGCATTGAACAGGCGCTTCCGTAGATTTATCGCCTTGCGATTTTTGGCTTGGTACTCTGTAAAAAACTTCTGTTTAGATCGTATCTCTGTATTAATCGCAGCACGCACGTCACTGATTGATGTTCGTTGTTTCATAACGCCAGTATACACCAAAGAAATACTGCAAAGTGGAGAGGTGGGGATAACCTGTTGCGTGTTTTCCAATCCATGAGAGGATAGATGTAGAGGCGCGCTCGTTGACAACCGAATAGTCGAAATTACACGCTAACTAAAATCGCCTATGGCGAAAGTTAGGAGGCCTCTCACAGAGGCACAGAAAAAGCATCAGCGTGCGTACTTCAAGAAATGGTACGCGAATAAAAAAGGAAGGCCGATCAGAACTTACGCTTGGGGCGGCGACCCGGCAAAAACAGCAGCAAGACAGGCAAGGTTCAAGGCGTGGCTTTCCACACCGCAAGGAAAGAAGGCCGCGCGTGAAAGTCAAAAGCGAAGCGAAGCACGGTATCCAGAAAAGTACTTCGCCCGCGAGAAGTTTAGAGATGCAGTCAAGCGCGGGAAGATAAAGAGACAACCTTGTGAGACGTGCGGGGAGTCAAAGAGCCACGGACACCACGAGGATTACTCCAAGCCCCTAGAGGTCAAGTGGCTCTGTCACAAGCACCACGCGGCGTTGCATAAAGAACTGAGAGCAAAGCGTTAGCAGTAGGCAGGTGCGTCCAAAGAAGCGGTGGCGGAATAGGTAGACGCTAAGACCTTTGTCGGGTGGCGAGGCTGGGAACGTATCCGAGTAATCCAGTCATGCGAGGTGACTTACAGTTTTAGTAGCAACAGGGCGGATAAAACCGTCAAGCGCGAAAGCTCTTACCTTGTTGTTCGCTGAAAATGGCAAATCCTCGCCCGCTTCACTGGGCGCATCTGCATTTATCAGCACAGTGAGTAGCCCTTACATGCCCGTGGACTCACGCGGGCAGGTGAGGGCGAAGAAAATAGTATGAAGTACAAAATTACTGTTTCAGAGGTGCGCGAATATCCTGAAATGCAAACGGTCTATGAAGGAAAGATAGGAGGCAAGCGGTACTACTCTCGGTATCAAGATAATATTAACAATGGCAAAGAAGGTGTTGATTACGTTGTGAAGGAATACCCGACCGGCAAAATGCTTGACCGTACGGTCGAGGTCTACTCTCAAGAGGTCGAGCTTGACGAAATAACCGCAGTAATCAAAGCGGCCAACCAGCTATGAACGAACTAGAAGAAGCTCGCCTTGAAAGAGATGAGGCGTGGAATGAACTAGTTACGCATCGGCAAAAGGTGGATACTCATGCTCAGAAGGTCATCGCGGCGCGAGCGCGTTTCGTCCTGGCTCGAAGTGCTGTAGCGGCGCTTGAGCAAGACGCGATGGCGTACCCCGCGCTCGTATGAAGTTCTCCGACATCGTGCTCACAGACGATGAGCTGGATAGCATCGCAGTCGAACTAGAGGCCTGTAACCAGGTATACGAGACGACGCACGGCTTCCCCATGAGCAAGGGCGAGAGAACCTTGACGCGTGAGCGGTTGATACGAGAGTTCAAGGAAGGCGTGTGGGCCAACAGGGACTACACGCCGGCAGATGAGGGGGAAGCGCCGAAGGGAGCAGGGTGGTGATTACTAGGTAACAAAACAATCTATGAAGGCCGTGATACGAGTGCCAACGGTGCAGTTCGGATACATAGAAATCGAGATGGAAAACAAAATAGGCGAGGGGTTCGCCAACTTGGTAATTGATGCACACAATGACATGGTGAAGAAATACGAGTTGAGGAAGGGTGAGATACAGCAATTAAAAGACGATAATTTCTAATTGCAATGCGCTGGACGAAAATGGTGGAAGCTGGGACAGCCAGTCGATACCAAAAAGGGTCCACCCCTTGGAATAAGGGACACGCAAAACAAGTAGAAGTCTCATGCCGTGCTTGCAGCCAACGCTTCGTGTTAAAAGAGTACAAACTGAAATGGGGCGCAGGGAAACATTGTTCTAGAAAATGTCTTGGCGTGACCAAAAGCAGGTTGAGGGGTGCACAAACACCTAACTACAAAAAGGACAGGAGTTTATTAGCAAAACGTCAGGTTAGGAACGACAGTGCATATGTGGGTTGGCGCAGAGCAGTTTGGCTACGAGACAACTTCAAATGTAAGACAGCCAATCCAAACTGTGCGGGGAGGATAGAGGCTCATCACATCCTCGCTTGGCGCGATTATCCAGAGCTACGTTATCAAGTTAATAATGGCATCACGTTATGCCACTCCCATCACCCGAGAGTGAGGGAGGAAGAGAAGCGGCTCATTCCAAAATTTGTGGAGTTGGTGTCAGCGTCAAACGACTAAATTGGAAGTAACTAAATCAGGCGGGGTAGGCGGTTCGTGGATCGACAAGAAGGCCCTCAAGCCGGGTGATCTCATCAAGCTCACTACTGAAGCGGAGTGGGTGCCAAGCTCGCTTAACCCAGAGGAAAAACAGTTGGTCGCCAAGTGCAAGGTCAAGGGCATGGAAGGCGAGTTCAATCTTGCCATCAACTCCCCCAGCAAGAACGCGCTCATTGATGCCTTCGGCACGGAGACCAAAAACTGGGTCGATAAACTGCTAACTGCGGCGGTCGAGAGCGGCATCTTCGCCGGAAAGCGCGGCGTGATGCTCAACCTTGTGCCCGAGGGCTACGTGGTAGCAGAGGACGCGGCCGGATTCATAATCATTCGTCCTAAGCAAGAGCCGCCTGCGGTTGTAGCTCGTACGCTTTCCGCAGAGGAAGTCGCTGAGGGCATCAACATTGACGAAGGGCCGTTCTAACGCAACAAGGCCCCACGTCGGGGCCTTTTGCTATCCCTTACCCTTAATTGGCTCTCTGAGAGTGAGGGTTGTGCCGCATATTTTATTGATGAGCATACGCAGATAGTCGTGAACTCGATCCCACTCCTCGCGCGTGGCGGCGACATCACCAAGCATCGTGTGTTGGTAGGTCAGGTGTGGGGATTCTCCAAATAGGTCTTGGCTCGGCCCATCGAGACGGAATTTCGCGTTGTCGAGATAATAGGCAACGCTCCACGCTCTCGTACTCTTGTCATCGGCATACGATATCGCATTGTCGGCAATTACTTTGGCGAGGAAGTCCCGCTGGTGCTTGTTGACTGAATCCCAGTCGCGCTCAACTTCGGCCAAAAATACGGCGCGCCAAAGCGAGAACGCGGATGCTATGAGGTCATCAGCATGGTCGAAAACATCGTTGTTTCTAATGGATACGAACTTGTAGAGGACAAAGAGCGTATGTTGAACGTCGGATCGACGCTCGATGAGCCATTCTAGATGCTCAAGAGTGTTGACCTGAGTGTTGTTGGTCATCTGAAAATTCCCACTAGTGCCACCATCCTGCCGAGCGTCCTACGTTGACCAGGAATGTGCCGAACGTGCCGGCAGCAGCAAAGAAGGCTAAGACCCTCTCCGGCGTGGCTAGCGAGAACTTGGTGCGGGTGAGCACCTCATGGCCGTCCCAGTAGAGGCGTCCAGTCTCGGTGTGGATGCCGAGGAGATTGAGGCCGTTCATAGATATCCCGCTCACGTTTTCAGGCCAACCGGGCGGGCTCTCTTTGGAGAACTTGGTTCGTCGTATCTGGTCCCAGTTGGTATCCATGGAGTGTCCTTGGGGTTGGGGATAACGAACTCTTGCACGAATTTCGTGCGTGATACAATTCAGAGACCTAGTAACGGCTGGGTGCTGAGAAAGCTCGCTCGCCGTTACGGGCGGGCTTTCTTTGTAGAAGCCCTAGTCCCTGCGGGCACAGGACGATAAAACTTGGCCTCCACACGGATACCTCACGATACCAAGGCATGAACGCGAAATTTGATTTTCGCCGTTTAATTCCACCTCACTGAGAGGAGAGCCAAGGAACAAGCCCCCGGACAGACACCATGCCAGGAGGAGAAGGAAACGGAGTGGAATGGGAGCAAGGGGCGGAGCTTTTACAAGCGTCGCACAATATCTGATTTGCGACGTATTGGATTGAGCGAGCGCTACTTGATCGCGGTCAACGACTTGGACTTTTCGCCAAAGGCTCGGTGATAGAAATAATCGACGGCCTGCTGGCACTGCAAGTCAAAAACCGTCAAGCCGGTGAACGAGAAAATGTCCTGTCCAAGCCATAACACTTTTTTATGTTTGCGGTATTGGAAGCGATTCTCTGGATAAAAACTGTGCGCGAGCGCGTTTCGCACAGAGTTGAGCTTCTCCACGATGTCCCGCGCCTCCGACGCAACAGGCCTGAGGTCGTGCACAAGCCGCAACTTATTCAGCAGGTATAGGCCGTCAAGGATGTGATGAGCAAACACGCGAAAGCGTTTCGTGCGCCAAAGGCGCTTGTGATCTGACGGACGCTTGGTCGTTGGAAAATATGCCTTCGTTATTACACAGGACAAAAGTTCGTCCAACTGGGTATAGCGCATGATGACGCGACCGCGTACAAGCTGGTCCTTCATAGATACCAGCTTGGTTGTTCGCCGCGCGGGCTCGTAGTGCTCGATCATCCGATGGTCACTACCGGCAATCGCGGCTATGGCGTCGATTTCGGACTTGAGCTTGACCTGCTTGCGCGTCAGCCGGACTGGCTTTGTTTGTTTGCTAGGCATCGAACACTCCTCCGGCCTAGAAGATAGCACAAAAGCCCATGATACAATTTTCGCAGGCTCTCCATGACGGCCGCAAACATAATTTAATCAAGCGCACCTGTATTGCGCTTTATCTCCTAGAGGCCGTCTAACCCCAAAGCCTGCGAAAAGTCCCCTCTCCACAACGGATGAGGGGAATATCGTTTCTCAGGGCTGCGTGCGTCACAGAGGCGTATACGAGGCCACAGGGCCTATTCTAGGGCGTCCAGTTCGGCCCAAATATCCCTACACCACAGTTGGATGCGAACCTTGAGGACTTCATCGGGGCACAGGTCAGCGTAATTGTAGGCGTCCAGCAGCTCCCCTTGAAGCTCCTTGCGCCAGTCAATGTGCGCGGCGTCCCACGGCTCCTGGTGCTCGTTATGTCCACGGTCGAACTTCTTTTGTCGCTCGGTGTCGAAGTCCATTAGCTTTTGCGTGCGCCCAAAGCGTTGATGTCACCCTGCTTGTAACGGCGGATAATGACCCAGAGGGCGGCTCCTACCGTCACGATGTTAGACACTAGCGTGGTCAGTTCGTCGCTGCCGACTTGAACGCCAAGATGAGGAAGCACCTGGGCTAAAATTGCGACCACTGCTGAAACGTAAATTTGGCTCATGCGAATTTGTTTTATTGATAATCGGTGCTGAGCACCTTCTTGGCCGCGATGCCCTGCGTTTAATTTGGAGGGAGCGGCCAAGGAGCTACGCGGCACTAGTCGGTCTCTTTAGGAACTTGAACGAAGCCCACGGCATCTGCGAGGCGGTCGGTGTTGTTCTTGCGCCAGTCGTCGTCCACAAATACCTCATGGACGGGCTGCTTGGGCTCTCTGCGGATGGCTTGGGCCACACTGTCAGCCATGACGTACTTGCTAACGATATACATTTTCTCCTTGGGCTTTTTCATAAAATCTTGGAAACTGGATCGGAAGGCGAGACGCCACACGCTTTGGCGACCACCTCGGCGTAGTGCTTTGAGTCGTTCTCGAAGCTCGGCGCGTACACCTCGAAGAAAGCGTAGAAGCTCTGTTTCGGGTTCACACTGATTTTCGACTTCACCAAATTCTGTAGGTAGAGGTAGCCCGTCGCGTAGTCCTTGAAGATGGCGAAGCTCTGCGGGTCTTTCCCTACATGGCCGTAGATGGGCAGGTATCCCTGCGAGCTGAAACGGCAGTTGCCGGGGTTGTTGTTCTTCTGCGAACGAGAGCCGGGAAACCACCCTTCGTGCTGCTTGATGGCGAGGCAGAAAGTTTGCAGCTTTGAGGGCGTTGGGGCAGGGGACGGTGTAGGAGGCGCAGGCGGGGTTTGCGGCTCTGTAATGGGCTCCTGTGGCGTCACAGGGGGTGTTTCTGGGGGCTTAGGAGTGCCAAGCACCAGCGCCTTGAGCCATTTCAGGAAGGTCGCAAAGGCTCCCTCGTTTATAACTTGTCGATCTAGCGTGTAGCGCTTCGCTACGCCAAAGATGCTGTCCCATGTATACCGCTTCAGAGGCTGATCATAGCTGTCGAGGATCTTCCAATATTTGCCCTCCTCGTAACCGTAGCAAACTGGGAAGTGTGTATCGCCTGGAGCGTTCTTGGGCTTGTAATAGATGCCGTCCTGCCGGCGCTCCCACGCGTAGACTGACACGCCAAGCGGGGAGTACTTCAGGCCCTCCATAAGCGCGGCCTGCGCCTCCTTGATGTTCACTTGGTAGGTCGGCACCCACTCGTGGCCGAAGGCGAACTCGCTGATGAACGAGAGGGCGAGCTGGTAGAGGTTCTGGGGGAAGTTGGCGTAAAACTCCGCAAAGGTTTTGATGCCCTTCAGAGGCCACACGCTCTCCTCGACCACGCCGTTCTTGCGGATGAACTCTGCTACCGCGTGCGGGTCGTTGCCACCCTTCTTGTCGGTGTCGGTCGCCTTGGCAAGCCAACGATCGGAGTAATTGCGCTCGGTGCCGTAGACGCGGCGTATTAAAATCTCAATTGCGTTGGTGGTGCCGAACAAAGTGCAAGCAAGCGGATCGCGGTCGGTGAGCGTTTGAAATTCATCCTTTGTAGGAAGGTACTCGTCCCACTGTCCGTCTGGCTGAAGTATTTCGCCGCCTCCGAGAGATACCGAACTGCCGAGGATGAAATGTTCGCCGAGGACGATGGGCTCTAATTTGAGGCCGGTATTCTTGTGGTTCACGTTGTAATGTTATCACCCGTTAGAGCGTGTCTAGGGTGGGGATAGCGCGACTACTCAAAGAAGATGATTTGCTCTGCTGCCGGCGCTGCGACAACCGGGCTGTCCTCGACCACCAAGGTATCGAAATAGGTGGTGCCTCCGAAGTTACCTCCGATAACCGGCTGCACTCTCGATACTTGGGTGCCGAAGGAGGAATTGGACACGTATGATGACCAAGTGCCCCCGTCGATGCGCCCGCGCGCCCTGTCGTTTGCCGTGTCTACTTCGACTTCCAGCTTGTACCAGGTGTTGACCGACCAGCCGCCTCCGACGGTCGTGGAATTAGCAAAGGTGGTGCTGTCAATGAGTACAAACGTGTTGTCGTTGTTGAAGCGCAAATACCAGCCGTCACCTTCGGCGTCAGTAGTGCCGAAGTAGAGACCTAGCGCGCTGGCCTGCGTCTGGCGACCATAAATGCTTGAGAGAATGGTGCCGCTGCTCGCGGTGATGTTGCGAATCGGGAAACCGTTGCCGTTGACGTTATTCGTTACAGAAACGGCTTTGGCACCTGCCTGAACGACTGTGCTTTGCACATCAAAGCTGGCGTAACCTGGCGGCCCGGCAGTACCAGAGCTTCCCCAACTACCTTGACCCACCAAGTCGGCATTGGAGTAGCTGTCGAAGTTGTCTGAGAAGATGACGGCCGCCTGTGCAATAGGAGCAGCAAGGAAGAGGAGCGAAGCGCTAAGCAGAACTGCGAGGATGAGTTTCATATTTTAGTCGGCAGTGTAGGACTTGCTAACGGTGCACGATATACGGGTGGGGCTTGAAGCGGGCGTGCCTATATCAACGTAGCGTTTCTCCGACGCGGTGAACGTATTGTTCGTGGTGAGGGCATTGATGTTGACCGTTGTTGAAGCGGTCGGGATGTAGCTCATTCGGTTAGTGCCGTCGTAAAAAGAAACGCCGAGTGTGCCCGTATCAGTGAAGCACTGCACGCCGTTCCACGTCTCTCCTATGTAGGCCGGACCAAGCGGGATTGTTGTCGTTCCAGTCCAAGCGGTCGAGGTCGCGTAGGTAAAAGACGGGTAGAATTTGCCGTTGCCGATTACTTGGGTGGCTGTGCCATCGCCGCATTTGAACTGGCCGGAAGTCGTGTCCCATCCGCACGCTCCTGCAAGCAAAGGGGACTGCGAGGTACTGTTGGGAATTTGGAAGAAGCTGGAGGCCGTAAGCGCTGTTGTCGAGGCGTTAGTGATTGTTAACAGAAGGCTGGTGAGAGTGTAGCCAGCGAAGTTGACCAAACGTGTGCCATCGTAAGCCGTAATGCCATTTGAGGTTCCGAACGAGGAGGCGTTAGTGCCGCCGTTCGCTATCGGAAGTACGCCCGTTACCTTCGTAGTGAGGTCAATCGTACCGTTGGTAATCATTGCATTGGCGATCGAGGAGCATGTGGAGGCTCCTGACGCCGTAAGAGCCGTTATCACTTGGTTGGTGCAGCTCTGAGCCGATACCAGGGTGTAGTCCGTGCCATTGGAGGCGGTGGAGACGACGCCTGATGCCGCCTTAAGAAGCCCTGTGAGCGTTTGAATCTTGAGCGTGCCGTCCAGGGCTATGGATGTCGTGCCCGTGCCGCCTACAGCAAGCGTGTTTGCTGAAAGGTTGGTGGTCGAGGCGTTTTGAATATTGAATTGGGACGGGATTGAAAGGGTCCATGTGCGGTTGGCAGCCAGTGATTGAGCGCCCGCCGAGGACGTGATTTGATTCGCCGTTCCGTTGACCGTGATTGTCGTAGCTTGTGCGGCATAGGCGGCGGCGGTGTTCTCCGCCTCCGTCCACACGTCAAAGGCTCCTTCGGCGTTGCCTGATGCATCTACTCCCAAGATTGCATTTCCGGCAGAAGCGTTCGTGCCATTAGCTGCAAGAGCGGTTGCCGTGCTTGCGTTTCCAACGAGGCTTCCTGTGAGTACACCTGTCAGTCCTCCGTTGAATGCGATTGAGGTTGAGGTGGCGTTGGAGGGGAATGGGTAGAGGAAGGTCGAGACAGTAAAGCACCCCTCCGCGTTGCCGCTTGCGTCTACGCCGGTTGCGGCCTGGCTGGTGCAGTTCGTTCCATTGGCCGCTAATGCAGTTGCGGTTCCTGCGTTGCCGCTCCACGTTCCTGAAGTGCTTATCGTGAGGTGCGAGGCAGAAGTCCCGGCGCCGGAGAGAGGACTGTCCACCACGATTGAGGAAAGATAAGCGGCTGATGTGTTCTCGGCCTGCGTCCACACGTCAAAGCAGCTCTCAACGGCTCCCGATGCATTGACGCCAAGCGGTGCGTTCCCAGAGGAACAGTTGGCACCATTCGCCGCAAGCGCCGTTGCGGTGTCGGCGTTTCCTACAAGCGAGCCTGTGAGAACGCCCGTGAGACCGCCGTTGAAAGCGATACTCGTGGTGGTGGCGTTCGACGGGAACAAGTAGGCGAACGCATTGCCGCCGCCGCCCGTGGGCCATGCGCTGATACAGGGCAGGTCTCCCGTGAGGCAGAACTTCGCGGCGGATGTCACGGTCGTAGAGGCGTAGGGAAAGATTGAGGCCGTGGTGCTGGTCGCCTGAAAACGTGCCGCCTTCACAAGCGCGTTCCAGCCTGACTGCAAAGGCTGAAGGAGGTTGGTCGTGTAATCCCACGATACGGGAGCGGCAAGAGCGGTAGCGGGGAGGGCGAGAAGGGCGATGGCGAGGAGGAGTTTTTTCATTGGTTACATTATCGCACGAATACTTGCGCTCGGCGGTACGTCCATCGTTACGGTCAGTGCTGCGTAGGTGTAGCCGGCACCGTCATAGTAGGTCGTACCGTCTGCCACTACCCATTTGGGCTCGGCCGAAACGGTAAAGACCGTGTTGCTCGCGTCTACTGCGCCGGCGGGGGTCTCGACCGTTACGCCGCTGGTGCCGCCGCCCGATGCGTTGATGGTGATGGTGTCTTGGCCGTTCACTTTGGAATAGGCCAGCGATACACCAACGCCTGCTTTGAGGTTGGCGTTGTTGATGAGGCCCTTCTTCACTCCGTCTATGTAGAGGAAGATGCCGCGCGAGGGGCCGATGAATATTCCTGTTCCTGGCTTGGTTGCGTTTAGGCGCTTCTCGAAGTCCTCAAGTTGTTCTTCCATCGCCTCGATGGTCGCGGGGTCTACGTCCTTCCCGTTCCTTCCCGGCTCGCCTGGAATGGGGTCGGGGATAAGCGGCTCGATGATGGCGACAAGCTCTTGGGTGGTCGGGGTGTGGCCGTTGTCTCCTTTGACGGGCGCGGGGATGAGAGGCTTGATGAGCTTCGTCAGTTCTTGCGCCGTTGGTGTATGGCCGTCCTCTGGCTGTCGTATAGCGGCCAGCTTCGCATCTATCTTCTGCGTGAGGTCGCGGCGGGTCTCCTGAACGGCAGAAAGGAGTTGCTTGAAAAACGCCGCAACCTGCGAGGCCTTGGGGTAATCTGCGAGGAGCGCTTCAAGTAGTTTTTCTTTTTGCATGTGTTAGAGTAGCGGCGTTATGGACGTATTACTTTCAGGTGCCCTCATTGGCCTTCTTGTTGGTCTGCTGGGGTGGTTGCCATCAAGCGGCCGATAAGGTCAATCACGGCGGCACGGCTCACGCGGCCTAAGCTGTCAGTGGGTAAGTCACCGAGGTGAGACAAAACCTGCGCAGTAGCCGTTTTCAATGCGGGAGAGTTTACACCACGTTCAAGAGCAACTCCTGTCACCCCGCCGATTGCGGCATTCTTCAAACGTTCTCCTACACTGTCGCCAGAGCCAAATCCAACGACTGCTCCGCCCGTGCCTGAGATTGCATCGTAGAGGCCGTAACCGTACTTGCTATCCGCTAGACCAAGTGCTCGATCAACAATCTTATTCGTTTGAATCCACTTGGAATACCGCGCAAAGTTTTCTGTTGTGCCAGTCGCTTTCTTAATCGCATCTGAAAGTGCGCCATATACGGCCTGTGCTGCTTTCGTCTGTTCGCTCGGCGTAGTCGTCAGCCATTTTGAATCTCCTATGAGCGTACCGAGAGATGATCTGATGCCATCGGCATCTACCCACGGGACAACTCCCTTTGAACTTGAAAGCCTGGCAACAGGCACCTTCTCAACGAGCTGTCGAATCTGCTGTGGTGTGTACAAATCTCCTAGGTCTTGTTGGAGCTTCTTGATCGCTGCCCCGCCAATCTCCTCATACCGCAAGCCACCTTTAGCATTTGCAGCCGCCTGTTTGATGACGGCATTCTCAGCGGCCATGCCTTCCGTTGCGGCTTTCTTGAACGCTCCAAGATTACCCCACACGCCTTCCTTGTGCAGAAAATCTGAGGGAGATTTGCCAGCGGTCTTTATCTTCTGAAGAACCTTGAGGCTGTTGTTGTACAAGCTCTCAGGGGCCTTACTTGCTACCTTCTGGATGGCGTTGGATGCGACTTTGGTTGCTACACCTACGGCAGCGCCCGTGAGGCCAGACTTGAAGGAGTCGATGGCCGCTGTCTTAAGATCGTTTCCTTGGCCCAGAGATTCGGCTCCTCCAGAAACCGCTGCCATGCCGCCGAACCTGGCTGCGTTAGCCGCAATAGTTGCGCCACCTCCAACTGCAAGTGACGCGGGGAGTGCGGCGCTACCTACGGCGCTTCCCACAACCTTCCCATAGTTGGCATTGTTCTGCTCGCCAGCATTAAGCAGCGGGTCAAGACTGTGCGTTTTGATACTCTCTCCTATCGCTCCAATAGATCGACCTACTGCTTCTCCGAGAGGAGCTACAATCCCTAAGGGAGAGTGTTTGATTACATCTGTTGTTTTTTCGAGAAACCCGCGATTGTCTGGAGTGGGCGTGGATGCAACTGAGTATTTTTTTTTGAAGTCGTCAACGACGAAGCGGATATTTGAATCCGTCTCTTTCGAGGCCACCATCTTTTGAACGATGCCGTCTAGTTGTTGGCGTTTATCTTCAGGAAGCATGTCAGTAGTTATATTTGGCCCTCAAATCATTGGCGGCGGAGGTGGGGGTGTTTGTGGGCGCGGCTGAGTTGCCTCCGGCAAGCGTGAGAATCGACTCGCGCTTGCCATTGAAGAGGTTTTGAAGCGAAGAGAGCTTCGACTGAATGACAAGCGGCGAGTCGTTGATAGTTGGGGTGTAGCTCTCCAAGAGTGCCTGTTCGTTGGAGGTAAAACTGGTGCCGCCGCGTGCGAGGGCGATAGTACCCTTCAGATTACCGATGTAATTGCGTAGTTGCTCTTCCTCCGTGCTTCCCTGCCCAAGATTCTTGGCAAGAAATTGCTTCATGGAGCCTTGTCCAAATCCTCCGATGCCGCTCCAGCCTATCTGGTTGCCGAGCTGGTTTATCTGGTCAATCGAATTTGTTACGCCGTCAATGTCGCTCACTGATTTCTGTTGCGTGGGGGTGAGCTTCACGTTTGCAGTACCACCTGCCCCCGTGCCGTTGCGTTGGTTTGCTAGAGCGTAGGTAGCAGCGAGCTGGGCTTGGTACTGGGGATCGCTCTGCTTAATCTTCTGATCGAACTGAGCGCGCAAGCGGTACTCCTCGTTCTCAAGGGTACGGTTGCGCTCTGCCTGCGAGGCCTCGAACAAATGCTGTTCGTCTTTGTTGAACAGCTTTATGTTTTCCTCGTAGTTGAACATGAGCGCCGCGTTTTGATTCTTCTGCTTCTCCATAAGGGCGGTTACGGCGCGGTCAGCTATCTCTTTTGCATCGGAGTACTTGCCCTGCTTCGCCATCTGCATAATGGAGAGGTCGGCTTGCTCTGAAATGTATTTGCGGTTTATAGCGTCCGTCTGTGCGTTCTTTTGTGCGGGGGTGAGCGCGCCTTGCGAGCCCAACGCTTCAAGTTCGCGCTGCTGGGCGTGCTGGGAAGCCACTAGCTTGTTGTTGATGTCGGTCAGCTCGACTTTCGCGGGGTCTACACTGTCGGCATAGAGCTTGTCGGTCAGACCGTTGGTAGTGTCCGACTTGAGCATTGAGGTGAACACGTCGCTCTGTGAAGCATCGGCCCGTGCCTTCTCCTGCGCCACCTGCGTAGCAGTAGCGCCCATGTAGCCTTGGAAGCCCTCTGCGGCCGTAGAAGGCTTGGGAGGCGTGATGTTGAAATACGGGGTCGGCGTAAGCGAGGCAGAAGTTAGCGTTGTGGACGCTGGGGGAGTTGTAAGGAGTTTGCCAGTGTTGCGGTCGATTTTGCCGCCTACGCCTCGCGGAGTGTCTAGGAGTGGGGTATCCATGTTAGGTGCGCTTCTGCGGGGCGTTTATTAATAAAACATCGTCTATCTCGTTGCGCCCTGTCGCCGTGAAGCACACCTTGAGCTGAATCTTCGTATCCATAACGCCGAGCGCCAGCGATTTGAACTGCTGCGTCACTTCGTTGAAGGAGGATACGTTCTTCCATGTCTGAATTTTAGCATAGGAAGTCGGCTGTATATAATCGGTCGTGTTGAGCGTCATGTCCTGGTCGAGCGTAATTGTGTAAGGTCCCGCACCTGAGACTGCGCTGATGTGAGCACACATGCCAGCGGCGGAGCCGGCGATGAATTCAATCTCGGCTCCAACGTAGGCGGCCACGTTGGTTACGGTCGTAAGCTGATGCGTGTTGTCCCATGTGAAGGTTGCGTAGACCGGCGCGTCCTCTGAGGTGCGGTACTTGACCGTTATCTTGTCGGTAGCTGAGAGCATCTTGCGGAATCGCACGACTACATCCTGCCAGAAGTCCGTAATCCCTCCTGAGGTCAGCCATTGGGTTACGAAGTGGCCGTGCTTTTGTACCGCGTCCGTGGTCTCGTCAAACCACAGCTCGGCGGCCGATGCGACCATGTTGCCGTTGTTGTACGCGGCTGAGGCAAAGGTGTTTCCCTTGTCACCAACCGCCGCCGAGGCGCTGCTTACGTGCTTGAGCAGCCCGACACGGGTAAGGCGCTGTTGGCCGTAGTCCCCAATCGCGCCAGAGGCGTACTTGTAGTAACTCAAGGATGCCTTGTGGTAGAAGCCGATGTTCTCATCAAATTCCCAGATGCCTGCGGGCGCTCGTTCTTCTTGGGGATTGCCGTTCGCCGCATAGCGCGTGTCTACGAGTATCTGAATGCGGCCGTTGTCTATCGTCATCCCGTTGGGGTGGATGAAGCGATCGTTTATAGGGCTGGTCGCATTGTAGAGGTACTTACGCTCGATGGGGAGCCGGGCACGTTCAACGAACGAGCCTCCGTTGAATTGAAGCAGGCGGCCTTCAGTATCTAAAATCCACGGCACGTCGTCCTTAATGACGAGAGCTAACGCGCCTGAGCTTTCAAGGATGAAGTCCTGGGCTACCGAATGGTCTACACCGTTCCAAAAGAACACATGGCCCGGCCCGCCGAACGTATTGACTGTTGGAATCCAGATGCCTGTCGTTGTGGGACGGGGACGGGTAATGACCGCACCTGTTGAATTGAGATTTATCGCGTAGTCTTGGGTGGTATCGGTCTGAACCACGTCAGAAGTGTCCAAGGAAAACATCTTCGCGTCTTGAGAAGAGTACAGCCGTGCGCCGTATGGGCAGAGCATCTTTGGCTTGTTGCCCGTGGTCGATGTGGCGGAAATAGGGGCGTAGCTGGTGCCGTTGGCAGTCTTATGAAGCGTGGTCGTGTTGTTGCTGATGTAGACCGCGTTATTGAAGGCGGCTGCATCGGAGTAGTCTGCATCTAAACCCGTTGGATGTCCTGATGAGGCGGTATCGCTGGCAATGGTGCCGGTCAGCTCAAGGTCGGTAGAGACTGCGTTCCAAACGAAGTTGCTGGGGCCTACAAAGAGATTGAGGTCGTTTATATTCTCAACCGCCACGACGGGCTTAGAAAAGTCGCCTGTGTGGGTCGCTCGGATGAAACGGGGCGAGATACGGAGCTTGCCGAGTACACTTGTGAGGTCGAGGTTGAAGGATGACCAGAGCGCTCCGAAAACATCCGAGTTGTTCGGCTGCGTCCATCGCTTGTCTTGGGGGATGTTGAACATAAGCTAATTCCAAAACGCCACCTTCCTAACCGCGTTCTCGAACAGAATCGGAATGTAGCCATCGGGCGTGTCCAGCACGTCTATGGACTGCGGGTTTCCTGAGAGGGATTGGGAGTGGGTGATGCCGCTGTAAACGCCTGATGCACCTGCGCCGGTCAGCACTTTGAGCCGGTGGCGCAGGGCGCGCTCAAGCTCAAGCAGGATGGTCGTGGTGTTCTTCTGAGATGCAAGCTGCTTCTCCAAGGCGAGCACTTTGTTTTCAAGTTCTTGGTGGGTCATGATGTTTTGGGGGTGTTGGTCCAGCTTGGGGCGCTCTTATCGGGATTGGTGAAGGCGGGGTACTCTTGATGCCCTATGACTGGAGCGGGGACGACGCCTGAAAGCGGTACTGCGGCGACCGGCACGTTTGAGTTCGTGGTGATGGTCGAGGCGTACTGGCTCATAGCCATTGAGAGGGCAGCCGCGACTGTGTGCGTAGCATCGGGAATTGGAGCGACTATTACCACGATGCCTCCCCATGTCGCGGAGCTTGAGGCCGTAGCCGTCCAGTTGCCTGTTGCGGTGGATTCAGGGCGGTTCGCTATAGCGAGGGTCTGCGAGATGCCAGTCGTTCCCGCAGCATCGTATTTCTCCGTCCAGGACGGGTTTGAGGTTGCAACTGCTTCGGCTGAAAACGTAATGCCGGAAGTCGCTGTTGACAGGAAAAAAAGCAAAAGGCTGTTGGCGTTGCTCGGCGTGACGGTCGAAACCGTAACCGTAGTGCCAATCCCCTGTGCGGAGTTGGACTGTGTAACGGGCGATGAGGCTTTGGGATTGGTGACGCGGGCCATTGAGGCCGACATGTTGCCAGCGTTAGAAGTGGCTGTGAACATGTAAGATGAGGCCGCTACATCTCCTGCATCGGCAGTTCTGTAAAATACCGCACAAATGGGGGCTGTTTTCTGCGCTATCTGCGTCCAGCCCGAAGGCGTGTTGATGGCTCCCGCTGTCCCTTGAACGTGCGCAAAGAGCAAATCCCCGATCGCGATCGAAGCCGGAGCGGTACACGTTACGTTATCGGCAGACAAGTTAGAGCCTGCCGCTGTCGTCGCTACGGTTGGGAAGGTGGGAACGGCCATAGTTTAGGCAAGGGTGAGGATGCCGGAAGCGCTAAAAACGATTGAAAGGGTGCCACTGGACGACGTGTAATCCTGTCCGAAGTCGATGTAGCAGACGAGCCGTGAGGTGCTGGCTGTGCCGGTCGATTTGTAGATGACCGCGCCGCGCGCCACGAGGGTCGAAGCGGCCCACGATGGATCGGCCGCGTCAAACACCGCCCAATTGTTCGTGTTGTCCTGGGTGACGGTCTTTGAGGCGAGTGTCGCTCCGCCTGCGGTATAGCCCGTGCCGACAACCTCATTCGTTACATCGTCAAAGAAGTCGTGCGCGTCCTGGTCGGGAGTGTAGGAACTGGTAACCAAAGCAATCTTGATAGTGTCACTGCTCAGGTCGATGAGACCCTTCATGAGCGATTCTTTTGTGTCGTTGAAAATTAGGCTTGCCATATATTAACGGAATGAGATTCCTTTAGGTTTGATAATGTGTCGCACGTCACGCTCCCTCCTGCCGAAGTACGCGGCGATGTCCTTCTCCATCTGAAGGCGTTCGGCGCGTAGCAAGGGGTAGTTGGTGAGGTTGTTGCGGCGGGCGTAGTCCTCGGCGGGGCGGATGGCGAACCAACGATGGAAGATGCCCGGTACGCCCGGCTTCTTGGTCGTGTCTGTCGAGGTGAAGTAGGATGCCTCGCGGTTGATATAGAGCAACAGGCCCAAGGTCGCACTGTAGCTCGGTATCACGTCAAAGACGATGCCATTTCCGGTCTTGTCGTAGGCGCCGGGGATCCCCGTAACTGAGCTGTTGAAGGTGGCCGCGAGATTGGGCTCGCTCTGGGTGTCTACAGGGGTCAGCTCCTGATATTGAGTGCCCGTGGCTGACGTGAGAATCGCCACCTTGTAGATGTCGAGGATGCCGTTGCCGTTCTCGTCCTGAAGGAACGGATAATCGCGCTGTCCTGAGACAATGTTAGTCTTGATGAACGGGTAGTCGGTGTGGTTGCTGTCGTCATATTGATAGGTGCCGCTGGCGGGGATGGCGATATTCAGGAAGTCGTCAAAGGCCAAGTTCACGTCTGCCGTGAACTCCTTGAGCTTCTGTGTATCGCCTGAAATCTGGCCTTGGTTCGCGCCAATCTCCTTCTCGTATTGCTGGACGATGCCTCGGAAGTTGGTGGTGTCGTTAAATGGGATACTCATTTGAGTACAACGGCCATAACCGCCGCTATTACGGCACCAATAATCAGCTTAATCACCCAAGACTGGTTCGCCCGCATTTCCTCGATGGCCTTGTGCATGTTCTCGATGTTGGTGCAGAGGATGGGGATGCGCCGAACAAGTATCTTCATTTCCTTCGGGTTTTCAGCGTCACTTTCTCCGAACACTTCTTTGAGGATGCTGAGAAGCTGCTTGTTGTTCTGGTCGGCAAACTTACTGAGGGCCTCCTGCACCTGCGCTTCACGGGCCATTTCTACCGCTTGGGCGGCGTTCTTGGCCTTGTGTATGGCATCTGCGGATTCTGGTGAGAGTTGGTCTGGCATATGTGTTATTTGCTCATCCCAACCTCGCAGGGCACTGAGAGGCTGAGGGAGAGAACAACTATGCGACGTTGAGGTCGTACAGCAGGGCTGCGTCGTTGTTCCAAGCTTTGAACTTGTAATCGACGCGGGTGTGCATGCCGGTGCCGGAAAGATTGCCGCCGCTCGACCCTGCAGGGTGAACGATCTTGGTAATCTTGCCGTAGGTAGACTTGCAGATGCCCAGGTTGAACAGCTTGCGCACGCCTGCGAAGACGTGGCCGGCCGTGTGGTCGTTCGACATGTAGTGGAACGCGCCCATGTAGGGCATGCCCGCTTCCGTGCCGTTCTTGAGCGCCGCATCGGCCGTGGTGAAGCCGTTGGCCTGCACGAAGCCTTCGAGAATCTCGAAGTCCTCAGGGCGCCAGATGAAGAAGATGCCATTGCGGCCTGCCTTCTTCGAGCCGTTCGCCTTACGGATAATGCGCTTCACGCCACGGATAATGTCATCGATATTGCTCGGACTCACCGTGATGGCGGTTGTGATGCCAGAGGTGATGGTGCCTGAGCTATCGCCAACATTGGTCCACGCGGCGTGAGAGGCAAGCATGGCTGCCTCAAGGGTCTCGCTGACGAGCGTACCCTGCATCTCGGCCAACTCCATCTGCTTGACGAAGTCGCTCTGTGCAAGGTCAGCATCATCTATGTAGATCGGCAACTCCTTGTAGGTGTCGATCGTTACGTTTTCGTCCGTAAGGGCGAAATCCTGGAATGAGTATGCCGTGCCGCGGGTGCCATTCTGAACGGCAGGGACCGTGGACATGTACGGATTGTGCAGCACCTTGGTGTCGGTGTAGTCAACCCGGCATATCTCCTTCCAGTTGGTGGGATGGTCCAGGCGCTCCTGGAATTTGTCCTCCCACTCCTCCTGATAAACGATGGTGTTAGAAATAAGCCTATTATAGCTAGTCCAGTAAGGACCAGACCGTCAGGCTAGGAGTTGTAGAACACGCCGCTGCTCTTCCCCTTCTTCATGCGTGCGTTAATCACGTCGATGCGCAACTGTTTATTCTCCGGGGTGCGAGGAGGCAATTCGCCTTTCGCAATCCAGTAGTCAACCGTCGATGCACCTGATTGCTGTGCGCGCTTGGAACCAGTTGGAAGTGCTTCTTTCGAAGCTCTCGCTTCGCGGAGGTCTTTGAGGTCGTTGTTGAAGTGGCGGTTGTCCACGAGATCGTCGATAGACTTGCCGTTCCCAACGTACTCTCTGACCAAGGCCCACTCGTCGCTGCCCTTGATAGCCAAGGTGGCGGTGAGATACGCCTTCTGTCCATAGTCCAGCTCTGTCGATTTGGTTTCGGAGGGCTTGGGCTCGTCCTTTTTGTCCTTGCCGAGTTTCGTGCGAATCCTCTTGGCGCGGCCTTCAAGGTACTCAAGCTCCTCCTCGTCAGTGCGCTTAGCTTTCGCCTTGGGCTCTGGGTCGGCTTTGGACTTATCAGAATCGTCTTGAACGTCCTCTATGTCCTCGGTGTCGTCCACTACCTCGTTGTCATTTTCATCTGCCATAAATGAGAAGGCTTAGTCACTTTTGGTGGGAGTGATAACCGCTTGTAATGCACTCTTTGATGGCGGGGAGTGAGAGACCCGGCTGCTTAGAGCTTGATGAACACGTAGTCGAACAGACACGAGACAGGCAGCGAAAGAGTGGATGCGGTGATGCCGCCGTTGTTAGTCGGATTGGTCGAAGTGGAGAAGCCGATAACATACTCGCCGGGGCCGATTACCACGCGGGACTGCGAAGTAGGATATGTGCCCGCAGAAGGCGCCTTGTAACCCGTACCAGGTCCCATCGTCACGCCGGCAACAGAAGAAAACGTTGCATTCGCTGCGATGCTATACAGACCGAAGATGTTGCCAACTATCGAGGTGGTCGCGACTGCGGTTCCTGCCGGTGCTGGTGTGGTGGAAGTGCCCACAATGATGTCAGTCGTGGTCGCGCCGTTTAGACCACGAATGCTGGCGTAGGCCAGCGTAGAGGTCGCATTGAGCGGATTTCGAATGGAGAACACGGTTGAGGTGCCGGTGATGCATGAGGCAGTGCTAGTAAACGACTGAACGCCGCCCTTGCTGGCGTAGGGGTTAGAGTCCTCTGGCCCTGCCCCTGCGCCCAGCGTTTGGTTGAACGCGGGAGCGACAATGAAATAGCCTGCTACGAGAACAACGACTGCTGCAAGTGCTCCAATAAATGCTGATGCTTTCATGCTATTTCTTCCGCTTAACGACCTTAGTAATCGCACGCTTCTTGGCTGCACGCTTCTTCTTGGGCGGCGTCAACAGCGCTCGGTGCTTGTCCTTCAATGATGGTTTCTTTGCGGGTAGTGCCATGGTGATGGTGTTAGTGATAATTAGCGGCTCTCCAGCACTGTGATCTGCTGGGTGGCAAAACTGTAAATCTTGAACGCGCCGCATCCATAGAGGCCGGCGTCGTACTCCTTGGTCGTACTGGCGGCCTGCCAGAAGCCCTTTGCGGCGTTTGGCGCGTCGCCCTGGAAGTCGCTGAACGTGGTCATGATGGAACTGGATGCAGTCGAGATAACGCGCGCTGCGCAGTTGGAGGTCGTTGCGAACACCAGCGACGTCGTCGTGGTGACGGTTGGGGTAGACGAGGTTGCGACGGTAGCTGGAAGGCCGGAGGGAGCGGAGGCATTGGCTCTGTCGGCAGCGAAAAGCAGGACTGCGGTGAGCAAGATGCAAAACGCTAGAAGCGAGAGAACAATTAGATTGCGGTCTGAGTTTGCTTTCATGTTCTTTTCAGTAATTATAGCACCAATAATTTATGCAAGCTCGCTGTCCACACCCTAGCGACCGGGGTTCTTCTCCTTTTTCTTCGGTTCGGGTGCTGCCTTGAACTTGTCGAGCTGAGAGAAGCCGATTTCAACGAGCCTGATGCCTTCGGCCGCGCCGCGGATGTCCTGACCCAACAGCTCGTTGGAAATCTCCTGATTATTGGCGAGCGCCTGGACCACTAGTGCCAAGGCGAAGTTACGGCCCGGCTCGGCCTTCTCGCCGGCCCGGAGCGTGCCATTGAAGTACACGCCCGACAAAAGCACTTTCCTGACGGCCTCGACCATGGTGCGATTCTCGATGAACTTCAGCACTTCGGCCTTCTCGATGTCGTTCAATATCTGCTCTGCGAATTCTTGGTTGTTCATGCTGCTTTAGCTAGGTCTAATAACGGCTCCGCTGTGCTGGGCTTGGACTGAAGGGGCTGCTGCTGATCCTGCGGCTGCACTTGCTGCGGAGGCTTCTGGTAGAAGTCCACGGGACTGAGACCCGATGCTTCCAGTATCTCATTGAAAATTTTCGCCATGCGGGGGTCGTCAAGAATTTGCGGCGCTGCGATGAGCTGGCGGAAGATGTTGACGAGCTTGTCGGTCTTGCCGGAGAGGTCTTTCTGCTTACCAACGATGTTGGTGTACACATCGACCGGAATCGATGCGAACTCAGCCTTCGCTATCTTCATGAAGCGCTTGTTGCCACCTTTCATGAACTGGTCGCGTGTCTGAGTCTTGAACAACTCTACCTTCGCCTCGTCCATCAACTCGCCCTTGAGGATAATGCGCTCCTTGATGGCCTTGTTCGTTTCACTGGTAACAAGGCTATCGGCCACGCCCTGAAGCTCGTCCAAGTCTAGCTCGGCCAAGAACTCCTGGCCCTTGCTGATCTCGCGCATGGCATAGGGCAGTACCCAGTCGCGGTAGATTTCGTCGGTGAAGGTGGCGAGCTTGCCCTGCCGGTAGAGGTGGATGGAGTTATTCTCCTGCGTAATAAGCTCCTGAAGCTTGAACGGCGTGCCAGAGTTGGGCTGCTCGCCTAGCGCTACCTCGTTGGCGCCGCCCATCTGACGTGCGTGCTCCTCCCAAAGCACGACATTGTTCTCAATAGCCTCGACGTTGGGGACTGACGTATCGAGCGGCGCAATATCTTTGCCATCCTCCAGCACCAGTATTTCGTTATTCTCCAAGTCGGTCGTCTTGTTTCGAGTGGCGAACTGAGCATCGGTCGTCTTGAAAATCTTCTTGGCCGCAGCATCGAGCATATCCTTGATGCGTATAACACCAAGGTTGACCCATACTTGGGGCTCAAATAGCTCCTCAGCGCCGCCTAGGCCCAAAGCACGGCCGAATATCTTGTCGCGCAGGATCAGCTTGAACGGCAATTCGGCCTCCTTGCCGCGATACAGCGTTACGCCGCTACGGCCCTCGCCTTTGCCATAGTAGGCGATGATGTGGAGCTGGCGCGTGTAAGCCTCATCGTCGTCACCCCTCGGCTCCCCGGTGCTCCACGACTTCGGGAACATGCCGTGTATCTCGTACACCTCAATGTACTTCCCCGGCGTCTTGGCCTTCTGGCCTTCCCCGGTCGAAGCTTCCTCCTTGGCGTGCTCGGCCAGTTCAATGAGGTCTTGAAGCGTGACGCCGAATTTTCCCCAGCCCTTGCTCTCCATCTCCATGAGCTGATCGGGGGAGTAGTTGTGCTTAATGCCCAAGGGGCCGGACAGCATGTCGGTCTGGTCGCAGAACGCTATGGACTGGAGCGGGACGACTTCAGGCCGGGCAGAGTTTATGTTCTTCACCAGTGCGCCGCCGAAATCGACGAAGCTCTCAACCATCTCATCAATGAAGGTGTCTAGGTTGTTTTCGCGCGCCCATTTCTCATGAAACTTCCGTACCAAAAGCGATTTGTAGTAGTCCTTCGGCGAGTTGACGAACAACTCGATATCCTTCACGTCGAAGCCCTCAGAGCGGTACTGAAGGTTGAGGATAGGACGGATGATGTTCTTGACCGGCTTCTCGTCTGCCTTGCCCTCGTTCTTGCCGCTCTCAAGCTGGCTGTTCTTGTAGAGGACGGTCTGGCGGATGTGGCGGTGCATCGACCATTCGTAGCCGTCAATGATGGGGATGGGCAGTTTGTAGTTGGCCTCCTCGGACTTGCAGAGCTGATAAATGTCCATAGTTACTTCATCGTCATCTCAAGGCGCTTGGCCCAGATAATCTGAACAAACTTGCTCACGGCGAGGCGCTTAAGCGTCGGCACGACGATGAGCTGCGGGTTGCTGCGGAGTTTGCCGAAACGGGCTGTCAGGACGCCTTTGGTTTTAGGCTGATCGAACTCAAGAGCTTCAACGGCTGCGAGGGCCGTTGTGCCCTTTGAAACGAACTCAGTGCCGTTCAATTCGAGCGTGACGACAAACTGAGTCTTGGCTGATGCTCGCTTCTTTGCCGGCTTCTTCCTAGGAGTAGTTTTCACTGTGTAATTCTAGCATGGAAAAAATCTGTCAAGCGGCGCGTGTTGATAGCTTGCGGCACTTCTTATGGGTCGGGTAGGTCTTGGCCTCTCCGACTGACTCTCCAAAATGCGTGGGCGTGCGCTTCAGCCATTTGATCTTCTGGCCGGGCGCGGCGAACACAGGCCCCTTGCAGTAGAAACAATTTCCAATGTTGGTAATCATCGTCCTGGGTTGGCTTGCTGCTTGCGCTGGATGCGGGGCAGGGCGTCGATCATCTCCTTGCGCCGTATCATCGGGACCAATGAGGCCATGCCGTACATTGCAGCGTCCATGCCGTGGCTCCACAGGTGGTCAGGCTCGTTGGTAATCCGACCATCCTTGTCGGTGAGCCACAGGTAGTTTCGGTACTCCTTGATGAGGTTCGTGCTTCGCTTGGTGACGCTTATCTGCTGGTCCTGCATCATTTGGATGCGCTGAAGGACCGAGCCCGGTCCCTTCGTGGTGGGCTGGATGTTGACGCCGAAGCTGCGTATCTCGTCGATTGACTTGGGCTCTGCACTGTCAGCGATCGTGAGGGCCTTCTTCGGCTGGTCGAGGATGCTATCGGCGATCTGCTTGTTGCTGAGACTCTTAAAGAACAGCAACTCGTCCAGGATGTAGCCGCCGTTGAAGTAGTAAATGGCGACAAGGGCCGTGGGGTCGTTCGTATATCCAAAATCTAAGCCAAAACGCTCCAACCTGGCCTCGTGCGGGATCTCCTCTAGGTCGAGCTTCCAGCCAATGAATATCTTGCCCTCAACGTCGCCAAGCTGGCCTTCGCCGTAGACCTTCCACCATCCCGCTCTGCCGCGCCGCTGCTCGATGGATGCAACGATGGCCGGCTCAAGCGCCTCGTTGTCCATGTAGGTGAGGATGATGTGCTCAACGTCATCCCGCTTGCCAAGCACCTCGGTGTAGAACCAGAACTCGTTGGTGGGATTCCAGTCGAGAAAGATGAACTCATTTGTACGGACTTCGAGCTGGTCGAACGTCTCGTAGGCGATATTGTTCGCCTCATTGACGAACAGTCGATCGCGCCGCGGGCCTCGTACCTTGCCCGGCTGATCTGCCGAGAAGAACTCAAGCTTGCTCCCGGTCTCGAACGTGTAGGTAAGCTCGGTCTTGTTCCAGCGATCGGGGTTGAAGTACTCATGCGTCTCCATGATGGAGAGAAAATCGCGGATGGCGCCGCGCTTGAGGTGAGGCAGTGTCTCGGATACGACGCTGGTGAGCGTGGGCTCAATGTCGCTCTGGGCAAGCGCAATGAGGCAGATCAGTGTTGAGATGGTCTTAGAGGCGGATGTGCCGCCTTGAATGGCGCGGATGCGCTTATGTAGTGCGGCTACCTTTCGGGTCGCCGTCGTTTCGCTGTACATGCAAAATTGGGATAGGCGTGCGGTCTACTGGGTCGCCACTGATGGGCTGGACCGCTTTGCCGAATATCTGCTCGCCTACAAACCTTAAGATGGTCATGTCCTCGACCATGTGGGTCTTCACAAGCTCAATGAAGTCCAGCAATTCATCCTCGTTGAAGTAATCCCGAAGTTGCGGGCGCTGTGTGCTCCCTTTCGGCCTACCTGCTCCTAGTCGTTTTCCTCCTCGTGCCATTTGATTTGTTTGATTCTTATTCTACCATAGGTTCTGAGGACGCAAGGGGACAGCGATGCCGGGCTGGCTGACTGAAGTGCTGAAGTTGTTGGGCTTCGCGTCGCCGTTCGTATATGCGGCGGCGACGTACGGCGTATTCCATTGGCTGGATAAGAAGGCGTCAGGGCCGGCGAAGAAGGCGTTGACAGCCCGTTTGCAGTCTCAACCGCCGGATAAGGAGACACTGGCAAATTATGCACTTGAGGTATTCGACCGCATATACAGTAAGCCGCTATGGCATTTGAGGGCGTTCTGCAGGTCGGCCGTAATCACGACCGCTCTATGCGCCGTCGTGTGGTTTCAAAGTGAAACGTTTGGACCGGACATTTGGATGGGAAAACCGGACGTAATCCTCGTCCTGTCCTCGCTGGCCGTCAACGTCGGTGCCGATTACATTTCTCTTTTCCTTATCAGGAAACTTCTAACCGCGGCGGGACGCCGGCCTGCAGTCGGTTTGGTAATATCGTTCATTGTCGGCGCTATTGTTGTGTATATTGCGTGGGTCTTGCGAGCGTCAGCATACGTATTTTCTACGTTCGACGATCCAATTGACATTATCAACAAATACAGTGTGTTTGGCTTTCCATTCCTTATGGCTCTGTGGGAATTGTCTGCTCCCGCCCTCGGCGTTCACCTATGGCTTCCACTGTTTGCGCTGGCCATCGGCCTGACGCAAGTTTGCGGTTGGCTCTTCAAAGCGGTCGGATGGATGCAATGGTTCTTGAAGCAGGGACAGCACCATCCGTTCCAAGCCGTAGGGTACGTGGCGTCTGTCATCGTTTTTGTCAGCAGTGTGATTATTGAATACGTGTGGCGTTGAGCCTCTCAGGAAACTCGACGCCGTACCCGCGCTTCAGCTCGTTTTGCTTGAGCCGGTATCCGCTTGTTCGCAGGAACGCCTGCACCTGGCTCTTCGTGCGGTAGGAGAGGATGCACTCGCTGAGTGTTTTTAAGATAAAGTAGTTCATCTGGTATTGCGCCGAGGATGGTCATTTTTTTTGAAGGGCGAGCCACAAGCGGGCAACTGCTTCGGTGGGGGTGGGGCCTTTTGCTTCAGGATTGTCTACCTTGGAAAACAATTTCGCCATCCACTCGTCTGCCGTATTCGCCCGTATCCAGCTTAGTTCAAAAGCAGGATAGCCACCGCGGTTCTTACACGCCTCTATGAGTTCTTCTATGAGTTCTTCGAGGGTGGGAACTCTCGCGGGCACCTCTCCATCTTCGGAGACGAACAACGGGAATGACTGTGCTTTGTACGGAAAGCCAGCGTCTTGAAGTTCCTTTGCTAGATCGTAGTTCATATTCGTTTGCTTAAGTGTATCAGACACAATCTGCATATCGAGTGGTTATACCCAGGTGGGTGTTTCTGGTTGCACTCGGTACAACTTCTGAAGCGAGAGGGAGTGAAGCCTGCCATTTGATTACGTTTAAAACCATCGCCAGGGTGTCTCATTGTTCCTTGTGGCGGAGGTAGGCGATGAGTTCGTTGTACTTGCGTTCGATCATCACCTTCCAGTCAGCATCGGGAAGTGCATTCCAGCTTATTGGCTCAGGAACGGGAAGCTCCTTGGGAAGATGGAAGGCTTCGTTAAAAGGAACTGCGTCACCCCGTCCGTAGTTATGGACTTGTGCCTTCTCAGCCTGTGAGCGATGGCAGGAGCACTCGGGGTAATAACATCCGGCGTTGTAGCTTCTGAAAGTTTCGTCAACATGAACGACACACCGTTCGCAACACTCCCCCGCAGTAGCAGGCTCCTCCCCCAGCTCTCCATACAGAGGGATATGAATCGGCAAGGAAAAGTATTGTTCGTCAGTTATCGGCAGACCGTGTGCTCGTAAAGCTCCGACAATTTGTTCTCTGGTTATTTTTACTTTATTCATGGGTAGATGGGGTGAGGGCTAAAACAGCACTTCAACACCAATGGGGAAACCGTCTTTGTCGATGTCGATGTTGCATTTGTCAGACACCTGCACGGTCTTTGCTACAGTGCGGTTAGATGTTTCATTCAATACAGTGTAGGACGCGTTGGCTGTTTTATCGTAGGTTCTTATCATACGTTAGTGATTAGCTTGTAGCTCGCTTAGAAGGGAAGAGTAGGCGGCGATTTTCTCCTCGTAGAACAGTCGGTCGTATTGCCTGCCCTTGGTCTCTTGGTTGCGCCGCTTCAGGGCCTCCACGTCTATGCCGTCGCGTAGTAGGCGAAGCTCATAGCTAGGCCAATTTCCACTAAGATGGATATTACAACGATAGCACTGAGGGCGGAGATTCGAGAGGTCGTACCTAAGCTCCGCAGAACAGACTGAGCTGGAGATGAAGTGGCCCACATGCCGATTAGAACCGGACAAACCCCT